GTCAAAATCGTATCTAGTGATGAGATACAATAAATCATTCTATAAGTATTCGTACATTGGTTCTCCAGAAGACCTATTGCAGTATTTATTAAAATATAAGATACTACAAAAAATAGGTGATAAGTATTACGAGACAAGTAGGGATAGTGTAGTTAAAGCTGTAAAAGCTGATCGCAATTTTAAAGTAATCAATGAAGCCAATGGATTAAATTCAACAAATAAAAACGAATTTGTACAGTTACTTTTAAAGATGTATTTAAAGCTCGACTCTGGAACTAAATTAGATGCAAGTGATTATAAAGGTATAGAAAAGTTCGGAAAAGCTATACAGAATGATTCTGACGAGTTACGTAATATTTATGCATCGTTTACAGGGGCAAATAATAAACCAGTCGACGTTCAGAAAAAATCACTTGGGGTATTAATTAAGACAGTTGCTCCTAATATACTTCTTGCCGATACGATACGTAATTTATCTAAAAAATCTAAAGGTTCGTCATTATCATCTGCTAATAAACGTGAACTTAAAACTGCAGTAATGGTAATTGCCACATCGGCAGCTCAAGGTAATGATATGACTGATAACATTATTGATGAATTGGGCGATTTTTATAATGCAGTGTATAAAACGAATGATGATAAGTTAATTAGCGCATATGATGAGTTACGTGCTACTGCTGATGGGAATGCAAAGGTACAGGCAAAAGCTGCGACGGCTTTATTGGCCATGTTAAAGTAATTACAGGAAATAAAATGAAAAAATCAGAACTACAGCAAATTATTCGCGAAGAAGTTCGTAAAGCAGTTAACGAAGATTTAATTTTTCTGCGTCCAGATGCAAGGGATACTGCAGATGTGAAACGAGCTAAAAAAATGCTAGCAGCGACTCTTAAAAACTTAAAAAGTATTTATAGAGTCAACTCTCAAGATATTGAGGCATTGGCAGAAGTAATATGGGAATTTGCTGATTCATATGCAGAAGATCGTATCAAAGATTTAGACGATGAAAGAAACATTTAACGGATACTAAAAATGAAAGCATCAGAATTCAGAAAACTAATCCGTGAAGAAGTTAAGAACGTATTAACTGAAGCACCTGCCCCTGGACTTAAAGGTTCTATAACACGTCATTTTCGTGCATATAAAGGTAGTGAATTATATCAAGCCGTTGAAGAATTAGAATCAATGATACGTGATCTATCATCTGGTAATAACGTAACATTGGATGACATTGCCGATATTGTTTTAGATATAAAGGATGCAGCATACGATGAAGGTCGTCAAGACGCATCCAACGAATTTTAATAGACATTACCAAATAACAATTGACAAATAACTTTTTCAACATTTCTCTAGGATTTGTTGATCAATTCACTTATAATTAAGTAATAAATTTTTATTAACAATTAACAATTAACAAAGGAGTTCATTATGGATTTAGAAGCAATTAAAAGAAAACTTAATCAGTTACAGTCACAAACAAAGCGTCAGGATTTTCTTTGGAAGCCTGAGCCAGGTAAACAACAAATTAGGATTGTCCCTTATCAACATAACAAAGACAATCCATTCCAAGAATTGTATTTCCATTACGATCTAGGAAAAAAGAATTATCTATCACCAATTACGCATGGTAATCCTGATCCAGTAGTTGAATTTGCAGAGAAGCTTAAGGCATCTGGAAATTCTGATGAATGGAAACTAGGTAAGAAACTTGAGCCTAAGATGCGATGCTATGTACCAATCGTTGTACGTGGTAAAGAAAGCGAAGGTGTTAAGTTTTGGGGTTTCGGTAAGACAGTTTATACGGAATTGTTAGGATTCATCGCAGATCCGGATTACGGTGATTTGACAGATCCAAGCAACGGCCGTGATATTGTAGTAGAATTTACTCCGGCTGAAGGTGCCGGTTCATATCCTAAGACAACAATTCGTGTTAAGCCTAATACCACGCCATTGACAGGCGATCGTTCTATTGCAGAAAAGGTGGCTCAACAGCAAGCTAATTTGGCAGAAGTATTCAAAGAACCTACATATGATGAATTGAAAGAGGCTTTGGAAGCTTGGTTAAACCCTAGCGAAGAAACAGAAGCTGAACCAGCAAATGCTCCAGCGGCAGCTGCAGGTACAGCTGTAAAGCCTAATACATCATTTACAGGTGGTGTTAATTCTGTAGATGATATCGAAGACGCATTCGACGAATTATTTTCTTAATTTAAAGGAGTTATAAATGTCAACGACAAAGAGTGAACTGGCCGATGAATTGGCGGGTGAATTAGCTAGCAACTTAAATAAGAAGTTTAAAGGCTCTGGATATAAAACTGCATACTTTTTGGAGGGGGATGAAGATTCCCCTTCAAATGTATCCGGCTGGGTAGGTACAGGGTCATCTATGCTAGATTTAGCAATCTCTAATCGACCCAATGGAGGATTTCCAATTGGCCGTATCACTGAGATAACTGGACTAGAAGCTTCTGGTAAGTCATTGTTAGCTACACATGCCTTAGCCGATACACAACGGCAAGGCGGATTAGCTGTATATATTGATACAGAAAGTGCTGTTAGTAGCGAGTTTTTGCAGGCTATCGGTATTGATCTAGAAAAGATGCTATATATTCCATTGGAAACTATGGAGGATATATTTGAGGCAATTGAAACAATTGTTGAATCAGTACGTAAAGCTAACAAGAATCGTTTAGTTACTATTGTAGTTGATTCAGTAATGGGCGCATCTACAAAGATTGAAATGGCTGCTGAATTTGATAAAGATGGATGGGCTACAAGTAAAGCTATTATTTTATCTAAAGGTATGCGTAAGATCACCAATATGATTGCCCGTGAGAAGATTTGCTTGATTTTTACAAATCAGCTACGATCTCGCTTAGGTGTTAGTTTTGGTGATCCATGGACTACTTCAGGTGGTAAAGCTATTCCATTCCACGCTTCGGTACGCTTGCGATTGAAATCTGTAGGCCAAATTAAAGCTAAAGATTCTAAAGGTATTGAGCAGATTGTAGGTATTAAGACTAGAGCACAAGTAATTAAAAATCGTATGGGGCCTCCATTGAAGTCTATCGATTATGATATTTACTTTGAATCTGGTATTGATAATTACGGTGGATGGCTTGAAGTAATGAAAGAATATAAACTAGTAACACAGGCAGGTGCATGGTATACATATACTAAGCTTGATGGTACTCCGGTAAAGTTTCTTTCAAAAGATTT